GGCAGCCCAAGTAAAAGGAGTAAGCCATAAAATAACAATGACTACTGCTAATCCTATCATTATTTTAATAACTAATTCGGCAATAGCTCCTAATAGAGATTTTAATGTAAAATATGACCCAAATAAAGTGTATAGAACCCCTGTAAATACACCTTGCATTTTCATTAACATATCTTTTATCTTAATTACAATTTGCTGTAAAGGGACAATAAAATTCAATAATCTGCCCATTACTTCCTGTGTAACAGATTGAAGGCTACTTCTTACTTTATTAACCATTTCTCTAATAGCATCAATAGATTTCTGAATAATATTTGCTACCATAGTAAGAGAGCTTGTAACAAATGACAATGGTGAAATAGCATTTTCTGCTAAACTACTTGTCACATTTTGCATACATTGTGTAAAATTCTCTTGAGTATAATCAGTAGCACTCATCCCTTCTGGAGCATTTATTATACCAGCAAATGGAATTACATATGGTTTACATCTTTCAGCACTCCAATTATTTCTAATAGGGGTAATATTTATCATAATAAAAGAATAAGCTATCAATAAAAATAATACAAAGGTGATTAATATAATTAGTATTACTGAATTACCATATTGATCCAAGTATGATAAATTATCATACATTTTTGTTATTTTTGTTATATTTTCATCCATATATATTTATTACATAATATATAGATATTTATTACAAAAATAAGTTTGTAATAAATTTTTAGAAATACGTTTTACATTTCGATTCTTCTCGGACAATTTTTAACAAAATGGTCTTCCCAATCCCAGAATTTTTTGCTTCCAATTTGTATTTTATGGTCACTTGTAATCAAACAAGATAAAACATTTGTTTTGATGTCAGACTTTACAGCATCTTTGTAATCTTTTACAATAATAAATATGCCATCGTTATAAATTAAATGAGACCCTGTAACTAGAATATCTTCATTGTTTACACCATGACCTTTAATTACATATAAATCTTCATATGTTTCAATATCTGTATTATCTATTTTCATTGTTGCTTGAACTATACTACCATTTTCTAATACATCTCCTAAATCAATATCCTTTATTTTAACTATATTGCCATTTTTAAGTTTAATGTTCGTATCTGGATGAAAACATTTACCTAAACTTCTTACTAACATTCCAGATGGTCCGTTCCATGCACTAGTCATTGTTTTAATACTACCATCTAAAATATAAAGTAATGAAACTAATACACCTGTTGTTTTACCAAATATATCTTTTATGCCAATAATTATTCTTTGAAAGGCAATTACTAAATTTAAAAATACACCAAAAATAGATTGAAATATATTGGATATGTATCCTCTAATATTACTAAACATATATCTTACGTTATTTATATCATTCATAAAACCTCCCATCATATTAGATAAAGAACCTGTTATGAATGTTAATGGTTCTAATAAATAACCCATAAAATTACCTTGCATATTTTGAACACAATATGTGAAATCTTGTTCAATATTGTCTGATAATGGCATATACATGGGGTTACATCTATATAATGGCCAATTGTCTTTTATTTCTTGTAAAGATGTTAAATAATATAAACAAAAAATATATCCCATAATTAAAAAATTAACTAAAGCGAAATATAACCAATTTCTTATAGTAGGCATAATACTTATAATATTATTATATTTTTATAAAAATAATAATATTATTAAACTCTAATTTTTTCTTGATTTATTGATTTATTGATTTATTGATTTTATTTTCTAGAACCCTTCGTTCTTCTTCTCTTGGTTTTTTTATTGTTTCTTCTGGTTTTTCTTTTATTTGTTCTAGTTCTTCTCCTTCTACCACCTTTAGGACAGCTATTATTCGCTGCACAATCAAACTGACTGTTTGCTGCTGATTGTGACCCTGACTTTTGAACTTGTGTATTTAATGCTACCTGACTAGGTGAAGCGGTTGATTGCATAGGTGCGAGAGCAATAGCTCCACCTTTGTATTTATATTTTGAACCACCCTTTGCCATTTGATTTGCTGCGTTTTGTCTAGCAGCGTTTGCTTGCTGGTTAGCTAAAGCTTGTTGAGCTTGAGAACCTGAACCTGTTGATGTTACTGTTTGATTCATAATACCTGGTGTTGAACTTGGTTGAGACATTTATATATATACTTTAATATTTTTTATAATATTAAAAAAAAATTAAAAAATATTAAAAAATATTATTTATTATTAGTTTAGTTTAAAAATAAAAATTCTTATTATCCCATATAGATAATGAACGATAAACAAAGACTTCAATTACAGAATATGATTAAAACAAACAACGTGGAAGACCAAACCGAATTAATACGCAATTTAAAACATAGTCATATTTTACGCTCGGAAATAAACTCATTAGTTTTGTTAAAAGCAAAACACAGAGATAATTTAGAAGAGTTGAACAATGAAGCTATGCAAGAATGTAATTTTATGTTCACATATTACACTGAAATTTACAATAAAATTAAGAAAGATGAGATTGATTTAGGTATACTATTTAAATTCATTGATGTTTTAAGGCAAATTGAAGATGGTGAAGTGGACCAACACGAAGGTTCATTTTTAGTAGGAACTTTGCTAAAAGAGTTATATGTAGATAGTGCGGTTAAAAAGGCTGATAAATTGAATGAAGAGCACGAAAAAAATAAGGAGCCTGAGAAAGCCAAAGTAGAGCCATTAAAGATTTCATGGAAGCAATTTAAGAAGAGTAGTGTAGGTAAGAAATAAACTTTTTAAAAATTATTATAAAACATATTATAAAAAATAAAACATAAAAAATAATTTAAACCTAATTTACTATTATTATATAATAAAAAATGAAATATCTTGTAATTGTCGAATCCCCGTCAAAATGTAAAAAAATAGAAAAATATTTAAATGATAATGATGATTTAAATATTTACGAAGTTGTGGCCACAATGGGTCACATCAATGAGCTAAAATCATTAGAAAACATAGATATTAAAAATAATTTCACTTGTAAGTATGATTTAATTGAAGCCAAAAAGAAAAATACGGATGCCATTAAGAAGAAAATCAAGACCGTAGATGAAGTAATTATTGCGTGTGATGCTGACCGCGAAGGAGAAGGTATTAGTTACGCAATTTGCGAAGTTTTTAAGTTGAGTGTTACAAAAACAAAGCGAATTGTATTTAATGAAATTACCGAACAAGCAATACTTAGTGCGGTTAAAAATCCAAGCAAAATTAATATGAATCTAGTTCACGCACAACAAACGCGTCAAATTTTAGACTTAATTGTAGGTTTTAAAGTGACGCCAGTTTTATGGAAACACATATCAAGAAATACAGAACATTCATTATCAGCAGGACGCTGTCAAACACCCGCATTAAGACTAATATATGATAATCAAAATGAAATCAATAATTCTCCTGGAAAACAAATATACAATACAACAGCCTATTTTACAAATAAAAACATTCCATTTGTTTTAAATAAAAACTATGAAAAAGAAGAAGAAATTATCGACTTTTTAGATGGCACATCCACCTTTGAACATATTTATACGTGTAGTCAACCTACAAAATCATATAGGTCGCAACCAGAGCCATTTACTACATCAAAAATACAGCAAATCGCAAGCAATGAACTTCATTATTCGCCAAAAGATACAATGAAAATATGTCAGAAATTATATGAAGCAGGTTATATTACATATATGAGAACAGATAGTAAAAAATACAGTAAAGAGTTTGTTGATTCGGCTACATCCTACATTAAGCATTTTTACAATGAAAGTTATATAAATGAAAAAATCAATGAATTGTGTAATCATCAATCTCAAAAGAAAGAATTAGAAACTAGAGAAATTGAAAATAGAGAAATTGAAAATAGAGAAATTGAAAATAGAGAAGAAAAAGAAGAAAAAGAAGAGAAAAAATACAAGGTAAAAAAGGCCCCCAAAAAAGTGTCAAAAGTAGAAAAAGAATCAGAAACAGAAAAAATAGAAGCACACGAAGCAATTAGACCAACAGATATTTCTCTCAAAGAGTTACCAGATGAAATAGATTCAAAAGAGAGACGTCTGTATAAACTCATATGGACCAACACTTTAGAGAGCTGTATGTCTCAAGCAAGTTATTATGTAATAACAGCATCATTATCTGGTTACAACAACACTAAATTTTCGTGTGTAAGTGAAACAATTGATTTTTTAGGATGGAAAATCGTCGAATCTAAAAAACAAGATGATAAAGAATCCCATTATAATTATTTACAAACATTAAAACAAAACTCGTTAATGCCTTACAAAAAGGTTGTATCCAATGTTTCATTAAAAGATACAAAATCACATTATACCGAGGCAAAATTAGTAAATATATTAGAAGATAACGGCATAGGAAGACCCTCTACTTTTTCTTCAATTGTAGAAAAAATACAAGAGCGTGTGTATGTTAAAAAACAAGACGTAAAAGGTAAAGAGATTTTGTGTAAAGATTACGAATTAAACCAAGACAAAGACATTCTTGAGATTGAAACAAAACGTGAATTTGGAAATGAAAAGGGAAAACTAGTTATTCAACCATTAGGTACAATTGTAATTGAATTTTTAATAAAAAAATTCGACATATTATTTAATTATGATTTTACAAGGCAAATGGAAGATGACTTAGACAAAATATCAAAAGGTGAAAAAATATGGCACGAAGTATGTAAAAATTACAATGAAAAAATCGATACATTTATAGACAATTTAAAGGATGATAAAAAAGTAGAAATAAAGATTGATGAAACCCACGTTTATATCATAGGAAAACATGGACCTGTAATAAAATGTTTAACAGATAAGACTTTTAAAGGAATAAAAAAAGATATACAAATTGATTTGTGCAAATTGGAAAATGGCGGTTATAAATTGGAAGACCTAATAGAAGAAAAACCTTCTACACCAGATAAAAAACAAGACGGAAATGTATTAGGTGTTTATGAAAACGAACCAGTATTTTTAAGAAAAGGAAAATTTGGTTTGTATGTAACCTGGGGTGACAAATCAAAGACATTAAAGGAACTAGGAAACAGACCCATTGAAAGCATCAATTTCGAAGAAGTAGAACAAATTTTGAAAAATGGCGAAACCATCGGCAGTAATATTGTAAGAAATATAAACGAAAATTTATCTATAAGAAAAAGTGCAAAAGGTGATTATATTTTTTTCAAATCGTCAAAAATGAAGAAGCCCAGCTTTTTTAATTTAACAGGAATAAATGAAGATTATAAAACATGCGAATTGGATGTTTTAAAATCATGGATAAAGGATAAACACAGTGTTTTTTAATTTTTTCTACTTAATGCTGCGGAAGCACTAATCAATCCTGTTCTAAAGTCAGAAACTTTAAATTGTTTTAATTGTGACGGCAAATATTGTGTAAATTCTAATGTAAACGTAAAATTGAATTTACCAAAATCAACCAATTGACCATTATGGTATCGCAATTTTACTCTCATTCTTCTAATTCTCTCTGCGGGTGGTAAATATAACTTATAAGGTTGTGATTCTTTGTCGAACCACTGTGAAATCGGAGTCGTTGGAACAGCTATTTTTGCGAGTGAAGAATTAACAATACCATTTGTTTCATTAGTCTGCATAGTGAATCTAGATAAATTATATGGAGATGTTTCATCAATACAATTAAATTGGTCAACGTCCAAGTAAAAATATGCTTCACCCATTAAATTAATTTTAAAAGGACATTCAATGTAATATACTTGACTACCAGGTAAGTCAGGATTAGGTAATAACCAATACCCGTCATCACCTGGAAAGACATCACCGTAATAAAATCTTGGTGTACTATCTGGATTACTAATTGAACTTGTTTCACATCTAGTTAGACCTATATTTTGTGGCAAACCCCAATTACTAAAATCTGGTAATTGCTCGCGAATACATTTTAAATCAGAAGCTAAAGTATCTAAAATGGTATTTGTGTCATTTGTTAAAACAAAAGAAGAACTTCTGTTTCCAAACCAGATTCTTTGTTGTACAGTATTATATACAATCACAAACTCTTGGTAACCACCCAAATTTTTAAAGGGTTGTATAAAAGATGTATAAGCTGGATTAAGTGTAAAATAATTAATTATATAGTTACTTACAGCCGCATTAAAACGGTTTGTTAATTCTGTAACAATTTGTGTTGGGTTATAGAAACCTTCACTTATAATACATAAAAATTGTTTATCAATATGAGCATTAAGAGCTACAAATATAGCATTTGCTAATGGGTCACTAAACATATGTTCTCCTGGATTATAGGGTTTATTAATTTTAAATGTCATCGCAACGTTAGATGTGCTTAATGAAAATGTATTATAATTTGCTGGGAAAGTCCACGCAGATAATCTTACCGTAGCCACATTTGTAATGTCTTCAGGAAATTCAATTTCAAATAATGCAGGGTTTGGCCATTTTAAAATGTCTCTATCTTCTGAATGTATTGAAACATATTTTCTATATATAGCGTATTCATTTGTGTTTGCGATTAATGGATGATTTGACGAACTATTTAAATTATTCATAAATGGTATATTCATAATATATTATTAAAATAATAAATTTTTAAATAAAAATAATTTTATAACATATAAAATTAAAAATTAAAAAATTGAAATGCTTTTATAAAAATTAAAAAAAGGAAAATAATTTTTAAAATGAGTCACGAACTACAACAACAACAACAACAAGATAAAACAAACAAAACTTCATCTCACGAAGAAAATAATTGTGGGATATGTTTAAATGATTTAAATAATAAAAAAAACGGATTAAAGAAAATAGTACACAAATGCGATAAAGAGGTGTGTGAGTGGCAACACGCGTTTCATATAAACTGTATCAATGGATGGATTAATAACTGTCTTAATGATGGA